CGATATTAAGGAACTTGAAGAATTGAGAAATTCATTTGAAGAACAGGAGAAGAGAATGGGATTAATTGAAAATGTTGCTCCAACTAAAGTTGAAGAAAGAGCAAAGAATGTATTAAACAAAGACGTTTATGACACACCTGAATACAGAGAAGCATGGGTTGATGCAATCCGCAAGAACGATATGACCGCTCTGAATCAGATCTTACGTGATGACCCTGTCTATGGCATGGCTACCACAAATGACAATGTGCCTGTACCGACAATCTGGCAGTCATATGTTGAAACAGCATGGTACAACTATGGCAAGTTCTCACGTTTAGTCAACAGAACTTATGTTCAGGGCTACCTTGCTATTCCGTTTGAAGCATCAGCTACAGGTGCATCAGTACATACTGAAGGCGCACAGGCTCCAACTGAAGAGCAGATTGAACTTGGCTTAATTGAACTGAAGCCTGCAATGCTGAAGAAATGGATCTCTATGACCGACGAGTTGATGGCTATGACCGCAGACGAGTTCATGAGATACCTTGCAGACGAATTAGTCTACAGAGTTGTTCTTGCTCTTGATAACGGCATCATCAATGGTGCAACCGATACCAATGGTAAGGGCGTTGTAGGTATTTCCGGCAACAGCAACACTTTAACAAAGAGTGCAGCATTATCATTCAATGTTGTTAACGAAGCAATCGCTGACCTCGTTACATTCGATAACCTGACTCTGGCTATCAACCCACAGACTTTCTTCAAGAATTTCATGGGCTTAACCGATTTACAGGGTCGTCCAATCTTCCAGATTGCTCACGACAATGCCGGCAAACCACAGTACTTTGTAAACGGCATCAGATGCGAATTCACACAGGCTCTCCCTGCTTACGACAGCGCAAGGGCTAACGAAGTTTGGGCTATCGCCGGTGATTTCCGTGGCTACCGTCTGAACCTCCCTGAAGGCGAAATGGTAAGGACTCTGGTAGATCCATATTCACTTGCAACTGAAGACAAGGTAAGAATGATCGGTAGATTATTCGCTGCAGGTAACGTTGCAAGATTAAAACACTTCGTTCAGATTAAAGTTCCTGCCTCTGTTTAATAGAGGAGGTGCATTTTGATGAAATGCGAAGTATTGGTTGACAGAGTATCCCTTGTCGTCGGCAAGGGATCTATCGTCAACATCGACGACAGACAATTTGAATTGGCACGTCAGTTTGTTAAACCTATACAGATTGAAAAACCTGTAGAGGCAAAGCCGGTTGAGGCAAAGGCAAATGATGTAGTTGAGGAGAAGAAATCTAAAAAGAAGAAATAAGGAGGTAGTATATGGCTAAACTAACCAATCAGTATATTGAAAGCCAAGTCAAGAAGATACTACCGATCGGAGAAACCGATATTTTCGATGACCAACTCGAAATATTGGTAGGTGGTGCGATATCAAAACTTATCAGCGAAGGTCTGGATGTGGAAGCGAAAGACCGGGATGGTAATTACTTATTCAATGAAGGAGACAACAGAGCATATGACTATATATGCTGTGTAGCCTATCAGGTATTGAAGGATCTCGATTTGGATGTTGATATGAACTTCATGACCGAACAGTACATTACAAGGGTGGGTACGTTACGATCCTACGTTTCGATGCGGCAACGTTCATATACGTAACGCAGAGCAAAACGGCTAATGGTTCGCCATACGAAAAGACCATTGAAAAAACTGTAAAAGTCAAGGAGACCAAAACCTTCTCGTTGAATTATTATCTTACAAGCGGCGATGCACAGAGAATGATGCGGAATTCCAAAAACCTCATCGCTCCTAGATGGACGACTGAGGACATTATTCAGGATGGGGATGAGTATGAACTTATGTATGTAACCTATGAAGGGAAGAAGTACAGAGTTCAGCAGATCCTCCGTCAGTTCCGTACCAATAAACAGGTGATTGTGGATATTGAGGAACTGCGATGATTTACACGCAAGGACAGATCTACAACTATCTGTCGCAGAATCCGCTTAACCTTGAAGTGTTTGTCGGAGATGCGGAAAACCTCAATGGAGGCGATTACATATTCTTCGACATCACTAACGAGGACATGATACATTATGACAACCGGGGAGCGTATCAGACATACATCCAAATAACTATCGCAACCAAAAACTACGATAACAGAAATCTGTTGGTCAACTATGTTAAGAAGTTTCTTAACGTAACAGTAAATTATGAGAAAGCCATAGACTTTGAATACTTCATTGCACGATGCGAGTGTGGAATCCTCATGAAACCTGAACAGATGTCGGTATGAAGAATATCAACATTGAAGATTTCAAGGACATAGAAGTCAAAATTGACTTCGAACCGATAATGGACAAGTACAGTAAGAAAGCCAAAGACATTCTTATCAATGAGAGTCCAAAGTCAGGTCGTCCTAACAGAGCGACTCCGTATGCTCTAGGGTGGACGGTCAATTCCGATAAAGACCGTCAAGGGATTAAAAAAGTAGTCTGGAACGAGACCAATTGGCAGTTGACACATCTGCTTGAGAACGGTCACTTCATTACGAATGTGAAAAGACCCGGGGGTCTTCTCTGGGCTGCTCCAAGGAAACACATTAAAAATGCATATCTCTCCATTAGGGGCGGATATATTCGTGCGATGAAGAAAGCAAAAGTAAAGGCTGAATTTAAGTAAGGAGAAATTATGGGTAAAATTATTCACGGCAATAAAAGTTTCGGTTTTGCTCCGATCGTGTCAGGAACGCCAAATACGTTCGGCACTCCTGTTATGGTGCCGGGTCTTGTAGAGACGACCATTGAAGTAGAGCAGAACACAAACGACATATATGCTGATGACCATGTATTCTGCAAAGTAAAAGGTGCTAAAGTCAGAACGGCTACAGCTTCTTTCCGCAATATCCCTGCGGCTTATGCGGTTTATTTGGGATTCAAGCAGAACACAAACGGCTCATTTACCGATACAGGATCTTTCGCAAATCATTGCATCTTCTTCGAAACAGAAGAGGAAGATTGTGAGACAGGTCTTTCTACTACCACTCTGCATTATCTCTATAATGTTCAGGCTAGTGAACCGACCAAGGAATCACAGACCGATGAGGAAGATATCGAAGCTGCTGCTATCGAAGTTAATTATTCTGCAAACGACAGTTCATTTGTCGTAGATGATGCCGGAGCATACTGTCAGTATATGTACATCACAAGAACGAGCGAAAACGCTTCTCTGTATGATACATTCAAATCAGCAGTAATCTTACCGACCGATGTAATTACATCTATCTAAAAAGGAAAGGGGAAAGAGGGTGTGTAATACACCCTCCTTTGTTATAAATGGCAAAGATAATAAAACATACATTTACAATTCCAAATCTCACCGTGAAAGACGGTGAGTTGATTGAAGGTGCAGAGACTACTGTAACCTATCAGTTCACACTTTTATTCAAAGGCATAGGATTATTTGAAGAAATATCCGGGAAGCCTCTACTGAACTCTCTTATGGACACGGTCAAAGAAGGAGATGAACAGGCAGATGTCCTAGACAAAGTCCTTGATAAGAAATTTATCAAAGATCTCGCTTGTGCATCATACATAAAGATTGCGGGAGATAAATTCCACAATAATCGTGCCACAGTTGAAGAGTTCCGTAAGTCGCAGGTCTATCCGATTGTTGAGAACGATTATGAATTCGTAACAAAACTGCTCTCGATGGCGATGGAATGCGTTTACGATGCACAGAAAGGGAAGAAAACCAAGGGTACACCGAAACCAAAAAAATAGAACTCTCCTATGGTGTGATTTGCGCCACACTTTCTAGGCTTAATATTAATCTTCAATGGGCAGACGATCAGTATCTGCCTGTTTTGATGACAATCATGGGAGAGTACACAAAATCAATCAAAAAGCCGGAGCGCAAAAAGGTCGGTGCATCTGATATTGGCAAATATATTGTCTAGGAGCATTAAATGGAAAATTTAGGTGTAACAATAACTTTAAAACTTGATGATGAATATTTTGACCAAGAGATGAGCAAATGGAAGAAGGACTTCAACTCGCTCAAGACAGAGGTCAGGAACTTCAACAAGTATCTTAAGTTTGACCCTTCAAATATGGATGTTCTCAACGCCAAGTTGAAGAACCTCAATCAACAGCAGACTCTTGCAAACAGACTTCTTGATGAATACACCAAAGAGCGTAACAAACTCATGGCTGAAGGAAAAGATTCTGGAGAGCATTGGAATGATACGCTAAACCGAATCAAAGAAGCAACGAATGATGTAATCCGTATCGAAAAATGGATTGCAGAGACAAATGCACAGCTTGAGAAAACACAAGATTATTGGGGCAACATAGCGGATAATGCTCAAAAGGTATCTGACGTCACAGCAGATCTTGCCCAAAAGACCAAGGGTGCATCAAATGCGGCAAAAGGATTTCTCAAGGATGCCATAAACGAGGCAGTAGAATACGAAGATGCATTTGCTGACGTTAAAAAGACGGTTAAAGCAAGTGAAACCATGTACGATGGGATTTCTGAAGGCTTAAGAGAATTAGCCAAAGAAGTTCCTACATCCGCAAGTGAACTAGCGAAGATTGCAGGTCTTGCCGGGCAGATGGGTGTTGAAGCCGAAGGAATCGTCAGCTTTACGAAGAACATGGTAGACTTCGGCAATGCTACAAACATTACAGCTGAAGAAGCGGCACAGGAAATTGCACAGATCTACAATGTCATTGGTAAAGGGAACGACTTTACTGATCTGGATAGGCTTTTGTCGACAATAGTTGACCTTGGCAACAACACCGCCACAACTGAAAAAGAGATTGTTGAAATGTTCCGTAACATTGCGGCGGCATCAAGTCGTGTTGGAATGACCGAATCACAGATGGCGGCTCTTGCTGCAACCTTGTCATCATTAGGTTTGGACAAGGGTGGGGCATCCGCCGTATCGAGGATAATGACCAACATCGATATGGCTGTTGATAAAAACAGCGATGCTCTCAAAGAGTGGGCAAGAGTAGCCGGTGTCACAAAAGAAAAGTTTGCGGAAATCTGGAATACAGATGCCACAACCGGCTTAATGATGGTTGTAGAAGGAATCGCCAAAGCGGAAGAGAATGGAACAAGTCTTAATAAAACTTTGGATGATTTAGGTGTAAGCGAATTAAGACAGGTAGATACCTTGTCAAGACTCGTCAACGCCAACAAAGACTATGCCGATAATATTAAAAGGGCAGACATAGCCTATGAAAAAGGTAGTGCTTTAAGCGAAGAAGCAGCTGAAAGGTACAAGACCGTAAAATCACAAATTAAGATCCTAGTTAATAATTTCAAGGAATTTGCCATAACCATAGGCGATATATTCCTTCCAATAGTACGGAAAGTTATAGATTTCTTCGAAAAGATGACAGAATGGCTGAACAATCTAGAACCCGGAACAAAGGAGATGATTGCAAATGCAATCATGTTTGTTGCTGTTTTGTCGCCTTTGTTGACGGTTATCAGCAAAATGACCGGGTCATTTAAAGTCATAATGGACTTTATTCCCAAAATAAAAGCGGCTCTGGCATTGCTGATGCCTATCCTTCAGAGCGTAGCCACAATGGTAGCCGGTCTATTCAGCAAGATCGCCATGTTTGCTACAATGCATCCTATCATTGCAATAATTATTGCTCTTGGTGCTGCATTTATCGCTCTGTACAATAACTGTGAACCATTCAGAGAAATGGTGCAGAAAATCATTACCAAAATCAAGGAACTTTGGGATAAATTCAAGGAAGTCAATTGGATCGAACACCTTGGTGAAAAATTCGGTTGGCTTGGTGAAATTATCGGTGGTGTTCTTGAATTTATAAAAGGTGTAGTAGATTGGATAACAAGATTAATCGAGAAGGTCAAGGAATTCCTTGGTCTTTCAGGAGAAGTTTCAAGTTCAGCGGCAAGTGCATCAAATATTATTTCAGGAAGAGGTGGGTCGTACAGATCTGATGGATTCGGCAGCGGTGGATTCAATTCCGGCGGAATAACGCTGAACCCGGTATTCAATGTATCTACAAACAATGTAACGAGAGCCGATGTAAGAGCATGGTCACAATGGATGCTAGATGATATCAACGATGGATTAGGAAGAGCAATTTAGAAAGGGGGAAGCATGGATTACAGAAAATTTTATATAGTCAATTCGTTAGGCAATAAATACGATCTAACTGACAAAAATTCAAAAGTTTTTCTAAATGCACCCAATGGATTTGGATTCGATCGCTCTTTTACATCGTTAAAAGTAGGCAATAGCGAACTCGTTACAAGCCAACAATTCAACCTCACAGACATAACAGGTTCGCTATTGTTCTACAACAACACAAACGGCAGTAAATACGAAGACTACCAGAACTTCGTGCAGTTCATCAAATACAAGCCGTTGGAGTTTCACTACCAGACACCGAACATCCTGTCATCGTATTATTGCGATGTTTTATTGACTCAACTCACAAAGGGCGAAGTCAATACCGAGGGCATATTGGAAGTGCCTATCGTAATGCACAGACTAACGGAATGGTTGGATGATACCGCCTACACCGTGACTCTTACTAATGCAAGTAGCGGAGAGGGAAAGTATTATCCTTTAGTAAGACCATACCACTATGCAGGTACGGACTTATCAAATACACCAATCTACAACAACGGAACGGATGACATCGGCTTTATATTAGAAATCAATGGCGAATGTCAAAATCCACAATTCAGTATAACTCAAAGGGGCGAACAGTACGGCATCTGTAAAATCAACGGTACTTATGATTATGTGATGCTCGATAGCGTTGAAAGAACAGAGTCAATGTATTTAGAGCGCAATGGTAGCGCAATAACTAATCCCGAACAGTATCAGGATTTCACTATTAGAAACGGCGCATCTTATTTAACATGGTGCAAATTTAGAGTTGGTGAGAGTATCTTCAATTTAACAATGGGCAACATTGAAACGTTTGATGGTTATGTCACCATTCGCTTTAAAAATAGCTATGCTACTTGCTAACAGGAGGAATTTATGGAAACAATATCAAGTGAATTTTTATATCGTGAAGTGCCTGTTAGTTACGATGGCACAGGAACAATAGTTGATATTAAAGGTAATACTATATCTTTTAATCAGCTTGCGAGGAACGGAAACTTTGCTGATGCAACTGAATGGGCTGGTACAAGAGGAACTATATCTGTGTCAAATAATGTTTTATCCTATACTTTAACAGAATTAGGAAACGGACAGCTACAAAACAGAATAGTTCAAGTTAATATTTTGCTAAATACACATAAGTATTATATTTCTGTTGATGTTAAAGCACCTTATAATAATACAATTAGTGCTTCACCAGGAGATAGCGAAAATGCCATACTATTAGGTCAGCCAACGCCAAATACATGGACTAAATTATCAGGCATAATGAACAAAACATCAACGAGAATTCATTTGTTTATAGGTTTTAATGCCTCAACAAATTATGCGATAAATGATGTTGTGCAATTTAGAAACTGCATGGTTTTTGACCTTACCCTTATGGGTATCGACAACCTAACTACCACAACAGAAGTCGAAAGTTGGTTATCAAGCCATTTAGGCAATATTCCATATTTTGGCTATACTCAAGGCTCATTAATATCTTTTAATGGTACAGGGTTAAAGACAACAGGAACAAACTTATTAAATGGAATCAGCTTTGTTCAAGGTGCAATAGGTGCTATATCTCTTCAAGGTGAAGCATATGATAGTTTGTGGACATCTAGTAATACAAGAATTAGAATAAGTGATGTTCTTTTGTTAGAAACTGGCGAAACATACACCATTGATTTCGATTCAACAAAATATGATTGTGTGGCACAGCCATTCGACAGTAACAAATTAACGGTATATCCTTTTGATTCAAGTTCTTATGCTGTTTGGAAGAGTTCTAGTTTTTCTATTGTCAGTTATGGGGGAATTGCACTTGCTTTCAGATTCAAAGACCAATCAAATATCACGCCAAGCGAGATAGATAATATTAAACCAAATTTATATCTTACAAGTTCAGAGAACACCTTATCTCTTCCTATATCCACACACTTCCCTACAGGAATGAAGTCAGCAGGGAATAACGGAAGCACAAAGATATATGGCATTAAGAGAGAGTTGGCAAATTCAAGTTCGGTATGGACTAGAACAGATGACGGAATAGGCAAAACCGCAAATGCAACTCATGATGGAACTAGCGTAACGAATGACTTTGATTCTATCTATCCGTGGTCAGCAATAAAAACAGTTAATATGGCTGATAATGGAACGGTAAATGCAGTTATAGGTGATTCTTCATTTAAGTTTGATGGAACTAATGGCGAAGTAATGACCTATATTCCGCCGTTCTGGTATAAAAGATGGCAAGATTCAACTTATGAGTATATACAAATTTCTCAGAGTGAATTTAGTGGAGCAAGTTATTCACCGAGGTTCTTTATCGGAAGATATACTACCTCTAGCGGTGCTCATTCAAAGAGCGGTGTTGCTTCACAGGTTTCAACAAATATCGCAACATTCAGAACACAGGCAACAGGTAAAGGAACAGGATGGCAACAATTAGACTATCATTATTTCCTTTTACAGTTGCTTTATTTGGTTGAATATGCAGATGGAAATTCGCAGTCTAAATTAGGTCAGGGTGTATGTAGCGTATCAGCACAAGTAAACTCTGGTGCTCTTGACAGTTTGGGTATGAAATCTGGTTGTCTTGCAAATGCTGGTGCTACATCAGTTATTTATCGAGGAATCGAAAATATCTTTGGTAATATCTGGCAATTCGTGGATGGTCTGAACATTAAAGACAATGTTGCTTATATCTGCTATAAGCCGTCTAGTTATCAAGTTGATAAATTCGATGGTGATTATTCAGCCGTTGGCTATACTAACGCTAATTCAAACGGAAATCCTAATAAGATGGGTTATGACAGTAATAACCCAATGGTCGCTCTCCCTGTTGTAGTAGGAACTTCTGTTTATGGTGATTACTATTGGCAGAATACAGGTAATAGAATTGCTCGTGTCGGTGGCAATTGGGACAGTGGTGCTCGCGATGGCTTGTTCTCTTGGAGTCTGGACTCTGGCTCTGACTTTTCGTACATGAGCATCGGCTCTCGGCTTATCTATAATGAAAGCCTCTCATCAAATATAAATGCTTATGATGAGTTAACTCAAACAAAAGCAACAACAAGAGTTGGCACAAGAAGTTATAAATTTGGCGATGAAGATGAATCATTCTTAACAACAGATAAGACAAATACTTATTATGCTTTATCAACACCAACAGAAACAGATATATCACCATCTTTGGATTTAACTTATCCTATCGAGAATGGCGGAACGGAACAGATAATACCTGTAAATTCTAGTGTGCCGACAACATCACCGATTATCTGCGACATTGATTATAGGACTATGATACCTGTCAATGCCACAGTAGACCCAACAGGAAGTGGAACAATCAGCGGAACAGGTGACTATCGTTATCATTCAAATGCTACATTGACCGCAACACCGAGCGATGAGATATATCGTTTCTTACGTTGGGAAGATGAAAACGGCACGACACTATCGACAAATTCAACTTATACGTTTGAAGTAGGAGAATAACTATGGCATACGATATTACTGCAAAATTCGGTTATGGTTACAACTACGTTGCAGTATTTG